ATCCTCATCATAACCAGTAATAACATTAGCCTGGAAGTCAACTGGAACTAACCTTTTAGCAAAATTTTTACCTTTAAAAGGTCCATCCTCTTCTTGGAGTATCTGACACAAAGCTAAACCAGAGTGTCCAGCATCTATAGCTATCATATTAAAACCATATATAGTATCCAACCAATCAATTAACCTAGCCTGCACTGGGTACTTTATTCTTCTTAATTCAATACGAATAAACTCTCTCCACACTTGTGTTTCCTTGTTTCTCCATAATACAGTTATTATGGTAGGGTCATTAGAAAATCCAGCATCTATGCCTGCAATAATAAGGTCATGTTTCTTCTGTATTTCAACCGAAAGGTCTGGTACTGTTAAAACTTCATTATAATTACCAGCATGCTGTTCAAGTGTTATGTTATTCATAGAATAAACATTAACAGGATAATCCTCAATCTTCATCAGTTTTCTATCAAACACTGAGAAAGCTGGAGAACCGTGTTCACCTAATACCAAATGAACATAATCATCACCATTTTCACCACCGTATTGTTTTAAATCAAAAGTATTTTGTTCTCTTGTATATCTGGTACTACTTAATCTTGAAACATTATGACGTGAAAATTTATCATCTAACGAGTCACATTCAAATAGAACATTCTTCTCTCTAAGACCATTAGGTACACCACTAACCCACAAATTAAAGTTATCATCCCAAGTAGTTAAGCACTGCATCAAAGAGTTCCATGCACTATAAGTAAATACCTGCCCCTCGTCAACATATATACAAGGTACGTGTAATCCAATAACATTACTATCTGCTGTTGAACCTACAATCCTACATCTTATCATAGCACCATTTAATAACCGTATTTCATGACTTGACATATTAATACTAAATCTATCAACGAAATAGTTAAGAAGAGGATGCCTTCTAAAAAACTGAATCAACCGCAAGAATACAGGTTCAAGCTGTGATTTGTTTTGAACCACTAACAAAATTTCGTTTGCGCTTGCTTTCTTAAACTTGTTTGATACAGCATTTTGTAGTATCCTAGTTTCCATACTGGCAGTTTTTCCTGTAGTACGTCCTGTTGCTATACTTATATAATGACCAGAGTCAATAAGCATCTTTCTCTGATAGTTATCATAGTGCCATCCTTTACCCTCTTGTAATTCTTCGTCTGTACTACGTATAAACTCACTAAAAAGAACAGGGTCTTCTAGTATCTCCAACACTTCAATATCACTTTCAGTAAATACTAATTTCTCTCTCATTATTTCTCTACAATAGCTATATTCTCATTAGACTCTTCGGCAATCTTTCCTTTACACTTCCAACACTCGCAACGAACGGTATGTTTATATGGGAGTATTTCTTTCGTTTCACTTTCAATAGAACCCTTTTCACCCTTATCAGTAACATAAAACATAAATTTACCCAATAACTGACCACAATCAGGACACACTAACTGTTTAAATCTACTATCAATAAGTTTTTTTGCATTGCTTTGAAGACGTTCTATATATGCTAAAGGAGACTCATCAGTTTCACTTTGTCTCTTCTTTCTATTAATACCTAATTCAGTCTGTAACGATACCCAACTTTGATTAGCATCACGTAATGCGCTCTGTAATTCACGAACCTTTTTTGATTCATCACCAAAATCCTTTATGTTTTCAAGGGCTTCGTGCATCCTCTCCATGCTAGTCTCTAATTGGCACATTTGAGTTAAAGATGACATATCATTAGCCTGATTAATATCATCTAATTCATATGTCTCAAGGTATAGGTCTATTTTTTCTTGTAATGCTTGCCCTTTCCTTTTTCTAACCACTAGAATAACCATCCCTACGAACTAATCTACCAAGTGTATCTATATCCCATTTGTCACCTAATAAAACTATTTTAGGTTCTTTTTCTGCTCTGTATCTTCTTACCCTCTCCTCATTAAGTAAAAACCTAGTCCATCGTTTATTACTAAGTATATCATCTTGCCATTTTTTATAACACTTCCAACAAAACCACCCACGATATATTCTTGTTTCACATATTGAACATCTAAACATTACACTAGACATATTAAACCCCTGACTGTGACAACGCATGAAGCACCTAGTCAATCTCCACTGGTAATGAACAAGAACCATCTTCACACTCTATACAAAGTGTTTCTAGCACTTGTTTAGTTCTACTAAGATTACGGAACACTGTAAGTCCCTTTAGATTGACATCATAAGCATGCTGTATAACACGTTCAACATCTTCAACTGTTGCATCATACGATAAGTTTATAGTCTTTGATATTGCATTATTGACATGTCTCTGGAAAGCAGCCTGCATCTTAACATGCCACTCTGGAGATATCTCTAATGCGGTTCTAAATACTTTTTGCCATTTTTCTGGTACTTCTAGTACTCCAGTTACCTTACCACCATTCCTAATAATTTTATTTATCAGAGTTTGAGAATACCACCCCTCTCTCTTTGCTACCTGCTCAAAAATTGGATTAACTTCAAAAAATGTGTTATTTTCCAATATATTAGACTTCTGGTACACTACAGCAAATATGGGTTCTATACCACTTGATGTTTCAGCAATAATACTAATACTACCTGTTGGTGCAATAGTAGTAATTGTAGCATTTCTTTGCGGTGATTGAACTTTTGAATCAGCAATAGATAAGAAATCACCCCTATCTTCTGCTAATCTAGCAGATGTTCTTCTTGCTTCAATGTTAATAAATTCCATAACATCTTCTGCTATCTTCTCTGCTTCTTCTGAATCATACGGTACTCCCATTAAAAGTAACAAATCAGCAAAACCCATAACACCAAGACCAATTTTACGATTACCTAAAACACATTCTTTTATTTTCTCAAGAGGATAATCAGAAGCCTCAATAACATCATCTAGGAATCTAACAGCATGACTAACAACTTTTTTCAATGAGTTCCACACGATTTGACCATCTTCAACAAATTTAGCTAAGTTTATAGAACCAAGAATACACGCTTCGTATGGAAGTAAATCTTGTTCTCCGCAAAGATTCTTAATAAGATGCCCTTGATTTGGTGTAGGATTATCTTGTTCAATCTTGTCCCAAAAAACAAAACCAGGCTCTCCGTTCCTCCATGCTGATTCAGCAATAAAGCGAAACAAATGTCTGGCATTTACTTTAGTAACAACAGTACCATCTTTTGGATTAGTAAGAGCAAAATCACTATCATCCCTTACACACCGCATAAATTCGTCTGTTATAGCTACTGATATATTAAAATTGTTAAGTTTGGTTTCATCATTTTTACATTTAATGAATTCTATAATATCTGGATGATTAACAAGTAATAACCCCAAGTTACCACCACGTCTAATTCCACCTTGTTTAATCACATCACTTACAGTGTCATAAATTCTCATGAAATCAACAGGTCCACTAGCCACACCCTCTGTACTTTTTACATTATCTCCAGCAGGTCTTAGTTTAGACAGGTTAAGACCAACTCCACCACCTGTTTTCTGAACCATACCGCAATCTTTAGCTGTCTGTAAAATCTCTTCCATAGAATCACCAACTTCAAACGCATAACACGCAAAAAGGTAATTCAAGTCCTTATTACCAGAATTAGCTATACAAGGAGTATTGGGAAGAAATATTTGATTAGATAACAAGTTATAAAATGTATTACTCCAATGAGCAGGACTACCACCAAATTTTTTTTCCACAGAAGCTACGTGTTTTGCTACCCTATGAAACATTTGCGAAGGAGTTTCTTTTTTACCGTTTATAGTTTTTAAATACCTTTTATCAAGTAAAGCTAGTGCATTGACACCAAGTTTAAGTTCATCTTCCTCAATACCAATATATTCTCTAAAGCCCCGAATATCTGCTCTCTTAGCTCTATACAGAATATAGGTCTTGGCTAACCTTGGGTCACCTAGTTTTATAAGCGCATCTTCTACTTTGTCTTGTATATCCTCTACAGAAATCTCTTTATCCCCATTAAAGCTATCTACTACAGTATCGGCAACGTCTCTTGCTATTTTTTCATCCTCTATGTCAATTGACTTCATGGCTTTATTAACAGCAAGAACTATTTTATCAGGGTTGAATTTTACGATTCTCCCGTCTCTTTTTATTACTCTCATCTTATTGTGGTTTACCTCGTATCAAAAATTCCCGACCCTTTACTATTCCAATATGTCTTCCAATGCTTTAGTACCTCTACAGCCCCATCAAAGTCGGGAACAATTCTAGTAGCGTACTACTCAACCCAACCACCTACGTGATTCTTTGCTATAACAAGTGTTGGTTTATTGGTAATCCATGTACAATAATAAAACTCACCCGCTGTCCCCCAACTAGCGTCATCCCCAGTTAGAACAACCATAGCGTCAATTTCACGAAGGTCATTTAAATCTCTTTGTATAACCTCTTGAATTGAAAGTCCATTCTTAAAGGCATCACCAGTAATTTTACTTGTACCTACAAGATGCTGTTTACCCCTCATTGGAGTCCGACATTTTATACCTACTGCATTTAATTTTTTTATTAACTTAGTACGGTCAGCCATTGCTTCCTCATAACTAAGGTTTGCTATTCTGCCAGCTAGATAGACCTCATAATCCTTACTCATATTTTCCTCTCCTTATTTTCCAGTGCTCCCAAAACCACCTGAACCTCTTTCCGTGTCTGAAAGCTTATTAACCACTTTAAATTGTACTTGTTCATTCTTAACTAATCTACACTGTGCTATCCTACTACCAACCTGAAATATTTCATGTCCCTTCATAAATAATCCATATAAAGAAACCATAACCTCTCCACGATAGTCGGCGTCAATAATACCAGGTGAGTTAGGAATAATAATACCACGCTTTGCCATTCCACTACGTGGGTAAACAGCTACATGGTAACCTCTTGGAATCTCAAACACTAAACCAATCTTTGCCTGATGAAAATACCCATTACTCAGAGAAAAATCCTCACAACAACATAAATCAAAACAAGCTGCATCTATTGTTGCTATTTTTGGTACAATTGCTTTTGAGTTTATCTTTTTAATATTAATCTGCATTAACTATCCTTCCATATTCAGCATCACATAAACATCTTGTCAAATCTTTTGCCATTACAGATACCACTTTCTCCCCAATAGCACCATTAAAATGGTATTCAGACGAAGCGTGTAAAAGTTCATGTATTAAACTCTCTAGTTCTTTTTCACCACCATCTTCAAAAACTACCACTTCACCCTTTTTACTAAAATAACCACCGCCACAGGATGATTTTATATATGGTTCATTAGTATAAAGTATTACTATTTTACGCTTTCCAA